GACATCATCCGGCAAGCAATGGTACAGAAAACAGCTGGTCAGAGAGATACTGACCCAGATACATATGTTGATTTTGTCGACATTGGCACATATATCAACTTTGTTGTGATTGAGGCGTTGCAATTGCGGATATATGGCGGTTTAGACGCGTTGGAAGAGGTGCTGCCGGGTGAGTAAAGAATTGAGAGATTGGTATGCCCAGCATGGGATTTGTGCGGAGTGTGGGCGAGAAAGTGCGGCTCCACACAGAAAATATTGCTGGGAGTGTTTATACAAACGCAATGAAAGACACCACAAATACATTGCAAACATGTCGGAAGAGCGGAAGCAAGCGGAAAGAAAAAAAGCTTGTGAAAGAACTAAAAAGAAATATGCTGAGCGGAAAGCTGCCGGAAAATGTGTACGTTGCGGAAAAAAGCCAGCAGAATCCGGAAAAGTTATGTGTACGATGTGTCTAAAAAAAGACGCAAAAAGGCACATGGAAAAGAACCGGAAAATGGGAATTTTGCCAAGATATATGTTTGGTGATGGCTATCACTGTGTAACCTGTGGCAAGGATATTGATAATGGTAAAAAGCAGTGTGATGAGTGCTATCGTAACTCCGTACATGCAATGGAGATTGCGAGAGAAAAAGTAAAAGACGGCTTTAGAAGTCATAAGCTTGTTCTTGGTAAAACGGGAAGGAAGACATGAACATGAACAAAATCAACGCCACGCAAATCCTACCAATTGCCATGATACTGCTGGATGTTGGTGCAGCAGCGGTTTGCTTGTGGCATAAAGACCACAGACGGGCGGTTTATTGGTTGGCTGCGGCGGTTTTAAATGTCACCGTTACGTTTTAATCGCAGCGAAAGAATCTGAATGAAAGAGAAAGGAAATGTTGAAATGAACGACATCGAAAAGAAAATTGAAGAACTGAAATCCGAATTTTTGACTAAGCTGGAAGCTTTGCAGAAAGAAGTGAAGATGCAAAAGAAACAAGAAGAGTGGAAGTTTGGGGAGAAATATTTCTATATCAGTCAATCTGGCAGAGTGATTTGTGAAATGTTTACAGAGCACCGAACCGACATCGCACGAAAAAACTTCGGAAATTTTTTTCGAACAAGGGAACGTGCCGAACAAGTCGCAGATAAAATGCGGTTGCTGTTACGGCTTGAGCAGCTGCATGATATGCTCTGTCCGGATTATGAGCCGGACTGGGGAAACTATGGACAAAAGTTTCTTGTTTATTTTAATCATGCGGAAAACCGCTGGAATATAGGAGTTTACAAGGCGTTTGAACTGCGATGTGCAACATATTTTGACACCCCAGAAAACGCACAGAAAGCAGCGGAAATTCTGAACAAGGAACTGGAGGAATCAAAATGAAAAAGCTGATTGTTGAGATTGATGACAAGTATGCGGACGGTGTATCCCTGACAGCTACTGGATTGGAACATCGGCTTGGTGGCGGTGTCTACCTTACTGTTGCAGCAGTTTCCCTCAAGCATGATGTAACGGCTATTTCTATTGACAATAATGGAGCAATGCTTGTGCTTGAAACCAGATCAGAAAAGGAAGAACACACACCACTTGAAAAGCTGCAAAGAGTAGTCAGACAGCTGGAAGATTTACGCAACGACCGTGAAGACTGCAGGAAAGGTTTTGAGGACGAAGAAAACTCTTTTTCCAAAGACATTGCAGCAATTGACACGGCGATTGCGGCGATAAAGCAGCTGGTAGCGTTGGATATAGCCGAAATCGGTAAAAAGGGAGAATCCAAATGAAGAACCCAGCTTTACAGCGGAAAAACCTGTACAACAAGCACGAGGTCGAGTATAGTCACAAAATGGCTATCTATCAGGGCATGGCGATGGTATTCGTTGCGTTGGAGTGGCACTATGGATGGAAACAGAAACGGTTGCAGCGGCTGTTTGACAATGTGCAGTCCATCGCTGAGATACCGCCGATTTTTGGAAAATCGCCCGACATACTGGAGCAGATGCAACATTTTAAGCAGGATTATCAGATTGATTTTACAAAAATCAAATTACAAGTAAAGGAGCGGTTAAAATGAGTAGTCAATTTACAATCAACGAGATTGCAATCCATTACGGGTTGCAGAATCAGCTTGTCAAAACGATGGAGGAGACCGGAGAGCTGCAAACAGCCATTGCAAAGTTTCTGCTTGCATCCACACCAGAGCAAGCAGAAGAGTTGAAATCTCACGTTATCGAGGAGGCAGCGGATTGCTACATCATGGTGATGCAGCTGCGAAAATTGTTGTCCCCGTATGAGTTTGACAAAATGGTCACATTTAAACTTGACCGTCAAAAAAAGCGGATGGAGCAAGAGCGATGAGCAAGGTATGCAAGCGATGCGGACAACCACTTCCAGACAATGGGCTTGTGACTTATGTAAACAAGCATACCGGACGCACCACCAAAAAGCGTGATAGCTACTGCAAAGCGTGCAAAAAGGTTGTGCGGGCTGAGTACTACAAAACACATAAATCCAATCTACAGGACAAGACAGGAGCAGCACGAAAGCAGCTAACGCCAAGCGTCCGGCACAGCAACGTCAACGACTGCTATGTAAATCTCGCTGCATACATCGTGCGGTCAACGATGGTAGAGTATGAGCACGCATTGCAGGGGGATGACGGCACACCGGAATCTCTGCACCGCATTGAAACGATAGAGGACGACTTACTCAGCCCTTACTACAGCTTTTTGACGTTACAAGTGTTAGATTTGCGGCAATATTGTATAAATAAACGCAGGGCGTACAGGGTCAGCACTTGCACAAAACCACAAGATATGGTATAATTAGAATGCAATTTATCAACATTTTGTGGAAAGGATTGTTGAAAGCCATGACAAAAGAAGAGTTGATGCAGTGCCGCTCGAAGCAAAAAGAATTGATACAGATTGATGACCGGATTGACAAGCTGCGAACAGATGCACGCAGCACTAAGGCAATCTGTTACAGTGACGAGCCTAAGCATCGCGGCGAACCTATTCCAGCCGTGCAGACTTACATAGAACGGTTGGAGGAGCTGTCAGCCCTTTACGAGGCAAAAAAAGCAGAGTTGCAAACCAGTATTATCCGTGTAGAGCGTGCGATTTTGTTTTTACCGTCCGACCATGCGGTGCTGATGCGACTGCGGTACATTGACGGCATGCGGTGGGAGGATGTCAACGAAAAACTATTTATTTCGGAAACAAAATCCAAACGCCTGCACCGTGAGGCATTAAAAATGCTGGAAGATAAAAAATAAGTCCAAAAAAGCCCTAAAAAGCCTTTTAATGTCCTTTTTGTTGTGCTATAATAGTAGCATAGAAAAATGAAATCCGGTGGGCGTCCCCTGCCGGATTTTTTTATTTACAGTAACGGAGTGGAGGAAATGGCGAATGAGAAGAACTTAATTCCGATGAATGAACGTACAGAGGAAGAACAAAGAGAAATTGCAAGAAAAGGCGGCATTGCGTCAGGAGCGTCCAGACGGGCGTACAGGAGCTTGAAACAAGCCGCTAAAGCATTTTTTAAAGAAAACGATGACGCTGCTATGCGGATGATTCAAGCCCTTTACGAAGAGGCGGAAAAAGGCAATGTAAAAGCGATTGACAAGCTACAGGATTTAATCGGCGAAACGGTACAGCGAGAAGAACTCGCCCTCAAGAAAAAGCAGTTTGCCCAGCAGAACGGACAGAAAAGCGTTGCAGAACTGCCACAACTCTTGCAAGCGTTGCAGGAGGATGACGCAGAATGACGTTTACAAAGCTATCCAAAAAGCAAAAAACCGTCTTTCGATGGGCATACAAGCCGGATGCATACGCCTTAATTTGCGACGGTTCTGTGCGGTCTGGCAAGACGGCATCCATGGCATGTGCGTTTATCCTGTGGGCAATGGCAACATTTGACCGTGCACGGTTTGGCATCTGCGGCAACACGGTACAATCTGCAGAGCGTAACATCATCATGGAGCTGTTGCAGATGGCAGACATCACGCATTATTTTAACGTGTCCTATATCGGTGGCAGTAAGCACATCTTAACCGTCAAAGGCAACGGCAAGCAAAACCAATTTCACGTTTTCGGCGGTAAGGATGAGGCGTCTTATAAGCTTGTTCAGGGCATCACGCTGAGTGGCGTCCTTTTAGATGAGGTTGCCTTAATGCCGGAGTCGTTTGTCAATCAGGCAATTGCCCGAACGCTGTCTGTTGGAGATGCAAGGTTGTGGTTTAACTGCAATCCGGACAATCCGCAGCACTGGTTTTATCAGCAATGGATTTTAAAGGCGGACAATGGCGAGCGTAACGATGTTTTGCATCTGCATTTCACGATGCAGGATAACCCCATCATGACACCACAAAAAATCCAGCGTGCAGCGTCTGTATACCCTGCTGGGGCGTTTTACGACCGCTATGTATTAGGGTTGTGGCGAGTGGCAGAGGGGCTTGTCTATCCGAATTTTGACCCAGCTGTTAGCGTTGTTCATGATTATAAACCGTCCGAGAGGGCGGTTTTTTACTTGTCTATTGACTACGGCACGCTAAACCCTACGTCTATCGGGCTGTGGGCGGTCGAGGATGATTTTGCAGTGAGACTTAAAGAATCCTATTATGATGCACGCAAAGCAGGCAAGCAAAAGGATGACGAGCAGCATTATCAGGAGATTGCAAGGCTTGCAGAGGGCTACGACATCCAGCAGATTGTAGTAGACCCGTCTGCCGCAAGTTTGATTGCTTGTATCCAGCACCACGCTGCCTACAGCGTCCGCAAAGCAAATAACAGCGTGATTGACGGCATCCGATACACGATGACCCTGCTGAAACAAAAGCGGATTCTGATTGCAGATACTTGCACGGACACCATTCGGGAATTTGGCTTGTATCGATGGGACGACAAAAAGCAGCAAGATACCGTTATCAAGGAAAATGATCATGCGATGGACGACATCCGGTATTTTTGCTATACCATCCTGCGACACTTGGGATGGAAAACAGATGATTGGGGGTGATTTTATAATCAATTATGCAGATATTGAGGCGGCGCTTAATATCAAAACAGCAATATCTCCACTAATGAGGGGATGCATTGAACAGTGGGAAACGCTGTTTTCCGGCAATTCAGAGAGCAGAGAGCAAAAAGACGGCTTACATCTTGCAGCAGCAATCTGTACCGAGTTTACACGGTTGATTTTTGCAGAGTCAAAAATTGAAATTTCTGGAAATAGCAAGACGGCAAACTATTTGCAAGCCATGATAGACAATCACCTGCCAGCGTTGCAAACTGGCTTTTCTGCAGGGCTTGCAAGCGGTGGTATGGTGATAAAGCCATATTTTGCAAACGGCGGTGTATCGTTGGAGTGGGTGCCAGTGCAGCGTGTGTTTCCGATTGCGTTTACATCTGACCAGTCTATGCAATCCGCCGTGTTTGCAGATACGTTTCGGAGCGGTGCAGACTGGTACACAAGGCTTGAGTGCCACGGATATGACAGTGACAAAAAGCAGTGTATTATCCAAAATTACACCTACCACGCATACGATGCAGACACGTTGGGCAGCCCTTGCGAGTTGTCAGAAACGCCGTGGGCTGGATTAGAGCCGCTGGTCAACGTGCAGTCAGAAACGCCGCTGTTCGGTTTTTTCCGTGTGCCAAAGCCCAACAGCAAAGACCCGACCTCTGCTTTGGGCGTGTCCGTGTTTGCGGATGCACTGCCGCAGATTGTTCAGGCGGATCAATTATGGTCGGAAATTTTGTGGGAATACGAATCAAAAGAAACCGCAGTCTTTGCGACACAGGACATTTTCAACAGATTTGACCGGCTTTCCGCACATGATAAGCGGCTATACAAAAAGATGCTGTCCATCGGGGATGATGATTCTGACAAAATCATGCCGTATTCGCCGGAGATTCGGGATGCATCATTTTTTAACGGCTTAAATAAGATTTTGCAGCGAATTGAGTTTTCTTGTCAACTTGCCTATGGTACGTTGTCAGAGCCTGCAGAGGTCGCAAAAACAGCAACAGAGATTGAATCGTCCAAACAACGCAGCTATGTATTTGTGTCTGCCTTGCAAAAGCAGACGGAATTCGCCCTGCGGCGAGCGATTACAGCAGCAGCAACGCTGGCGTTTTATCATGGTGTTATCCCGTCAACAGAGTTTGAGATTGCTTTTGATTGGGGTGACAGTGTGCTGGAGGACGTAAATGCAAAGACGCAGCGAGAGTTGCAGTTTGTACAAGCAGGCATCTTAAAACCGGAAATTTTTCTGAGCAGCTATTACGGCTGCTCGGAAGAAGAAGCAAAAAAGATGATTCCGGAGGCTGGCAGCCCTGAGGATTACAGCCTGTTTGGCGTAGGTGACCGCTGATGCTGCCGCCAATTTACTATGAGACATGCACGGACGCTGTACTTGCAGTATACGCACGCTTGGAAGATGCGATTTTGTCAGCGATGGTGAAACGCATCCTGCGAATGGGCTTTGTATCCGAGGCAACCAAACATCAAGCAGAGATGTTACAAGAGGCTGGTTTGCTGTACGAGGACATCTTACAACTGATTGCACAACGCACAGACGCATGCACGGCACAGGTTAGGGCGTTATTTGAGGATGCAGGCACGACGGCTGTAGAGATTGACAATCAGGCTTACAGGCAAGCCGGTATTGCAACGGTTGACATCCGGCAATCGGACAGCCTGCGGCAGGTGCTAGAGGCTGGTTTTAAAAAGACCATGGGCGTGATGGATAATCTCACAAAGACTACAGCACTGACCACGCAGCGTGCATTTTATCAGGCTTGCAATGACGCCTACATGCAGATTACAAGTGGGGCGTTTAGCTATCAAGAGGCAATCCGCAGCACACTAAAACAAGCTGCAAAGGGCGGCTTGTCAGTCACATATCCATCCGGACACGTTGACAAGCTGGATGTTGCAATCCGCCGTGCGGCGTTGACAGGTGTCGGGCAGACGGCAGCAGAGATCAGCAAGACCAACGCAGAGGACAACGACTGCTATTTGATGGAGATCACCGCCCACAGCGGTGCAAGACCGGAGCATGCAAAGTGGCAGGGGCAGCTTGTAAGTTTGACAGGTAAGGATGTAGGCAAGACGATTGACGGGTTAAAAGTCTGGTCACTGCGTGGTATTGGCTATGGTGACGGCGATGGTTTTCGGGGCTGGAACTGCCGTCATGACTGGCATCCATACTTTCCGGGGCTGTCCACGCCGAACTATACCAAAAAAGAATTGGAACAGCTGGACGAAAAGCGGATTGCATGGAACGGTGAGAAATACACAGAATACGAAATCAGCCAGATGCAGCGGGCACAGGAACGAAGAGTGCGTGCCTGGAAGCGGCGTTGTGTCACTGCACAGGAAGGCGTGAACAGTGCCACAGATGAAGCGACCAGAGCGACAGCACAAGCAGAATTTGACCGGTCAGCACGCTACCTGAAAGCCAATGAAGCGAAGCTGAAAGATTTTTGCAGACAAACCGGGCAAGACCGTGACCGGTTCCGGGAACAGGTTCTTGGATTCAATCGGTCAACGGCACAAAAGGCAGTGCATGCTGCAAAGAAAAGTGGGTTGACTTCTGGCGGCAAGGATGGTATAATAAAGGCAGGTGGAAAAATTACAGATAAAAACTTCATGAAAACTCTTGAATACGATGAACAAGCTAAAAATTTCTATAAAAAATGTTGCGAAAACGATTCAGATATAGAGTTTATCACGAAAAATACGGATTTCACCTATGATGAAATAAAAAGCATAAAATCACATATGATGATTGAAGAGCATCTGTTTAAAGATGGAAGTATTCGGAAATTTGACCCGTCGATAGACCAAGCTTTGGCATGGCAGCGGTTAATAAATGGAACCGACATTCGTGAAACAGATATTTTATTGCTTAATCATGAATTAAGAGAACTTCTGTATATGAAAGAAACTGGATGTGCGTATGAAACAGCACATGCATATTCAGAATTAAAATACGACTGGCAATCGGCTATAGATGCGATTGTGGATTATGATGAATTGAAATGAGTGATAAATAATGATGACATTTATGAGACTTTTGTATATAAAAGATGGTTTCGTGTGTTATGAGTACGGAAGAAATGATGAAATCATGATTGGAAAGATTACTACTGAAATAGAAAATGTCAAAAATACAATTTTTGACTATTACAAAAACAGTGGGCAAAATGGTTTTTGTTCTTCTACAGGTAATGCCATCACCATGATTCAAAAATTCATAAAGGAAAATAATTTTCCAAAAACATACACATACGCTTGCTGATAAAAAGGAGCAGAAATGAATAATTTTACAATCATATACAAGATACTAAAAGCGTTAGAAGCGGCTATGGATTCAGACACTTTCGATGAAACCGCAATTTCTCCAGAACGATTGAAAATCTCAGAAAACAGAAGAAATAAACTGCTGATTCAATTACATAAAGCTGGATATATCGAAAATCTTTATATAAAAACGTATGTTGACGAAGATTTTCCATCCGTTACAGTGTTGCCAAAAACAACAATCACAATAAAAGGGCTGGAATATCTGGAGGAAAATTCTTTAATGAAGAAAGCAGCAAAGATTATAAAAGAAGCAAAGGGATTTATTTCATAAAAACAGTTGACTAAAGCATCTCAATGAGGTGCTTTTTTCATGTCCGAAAGGAGAAAGAACATATGTTTGAAAGCTATATCGGCACAAAGAGAATTGATGCAGAGCCTATGACAAGAGGCGATTACAACAAGTACAGAGGTTGGACTATTCCTGCTGATGAGAACCCTACTGACGAGGGATATCTTGTAAGATACTCAGACGGCTATGAATCATGGTCGCCAAAAGCTACATTTGAAGCGGCTTATAAAAAGTCAGGAGAAATGAACTTTGGTCACGCTATTGAGTTGCTTAAACTTGGCTGTAAAATGGCTCGAAAAGGCTGGAACGGCAAAGGAATGCATCTCATTCTTATCAATGGCAAGTGTATTCACAATTCAATTACTGAGTGCTACGGTGACGGAATTGCAGAGCATACTCCAAAAGTCCTTGATAGTATAGCGATGTATACAGCACAGAAACAGCTTGTTGTAGGCTGGCTTGCAAGTCAGACCGATATGCTGGCAGAGGACTGGCACATTGTAGAGTAATCACCGCCCCGACCATGGGCAAAAACTGGCGGAGGGTGGAAACCAAGAACAAACAAGCCTGTGGGTACGGCGTTCTTATATTATTAACAAATCGGCATCTGAGCAATCAGGTGCTTTTTTGATATCAAAAAAATAGAAAGGAGTTGCGAAAATGGCAGAAGAAGCCAAACAGCAGGAGGCAGAACAGCCGGAAAAGACCTATTCCGCAGCGGAATACACTGCCCTGCAGGAACAGCTTGACGCAGCGAGAACCAGTCTGAAAGAAACAGCGGAAAAGCTGTCGTCCTTTGAAAAGATGGATATTGACGGCATCAAACAATCAGCTGCAGAGTGGCAACAAAAGTATGAACAGGCAGAGGCTGACCGCAAATCAAAGGAATATCGGGACAACGTGGCAGCGTTCGTGCGAAAGCAGGGCATGAAAAATGATGTTTACGCGGAATATCTGACCAACCAGATTATCAGCAAGCAGCTGCAGTTTGACGACAAGGGCAACCTGACAGGTGGCACAGAAACCGTGCAGGAATTAAAAAAGACCTGTCCGGATGCATTCGCAGCAGAAGAACCACCGAAGCCGTTTCTGGGCAGTACGCCGGGCTTTACAAGCACAGGCGATGCGTTTGACAAGCGTCTGCGTAAGATCATGGGCTTGCCGACAGATGACAAATAACGAAAGGATGATATAATAAATGGCAAATACAATTGAATTGGCAACAAAATGCGTCACCATGCTGGACGAGGTCTACAAACAGTCCTCGAAGACTATGGTGCTGGACAGCGGCAGCGATATTGTCACAATGACAAAGGACACCGGAGAATTTAAGATTCCAAAGTATGACATGGACGGACTGGGTGATTACAGCCGTACAGAGGGCTACGCTGCCGGAGATGTTAAGCTGGAGTGGGAAACCAAAAAGCCAAACTACGACCGTGGCAGAAAGTTTGCGGTTGATGCGATGGACGATGAAGAATCTATTGCACTGGCGTTTGGTCTGCTGTCTGCCGAATTTATGCGAACAAAGGTTGTGCCGGAAATGGATGCAATGCGGTTTGCACAGTATGCAGGCACAACCGGAATCCAGAAGAAGCAGGAAACCTTTGCAACCGTGACGGACATCACCGAAGCTATCATGACCGCAAACATCGCCCTCGATGAAGCGGAAGTTACCGAAACGGGTCGGTATTTGTTTGTAACGCCGACATTGCTGCAGATGATTAATGCAATGGATACATACAAGTCCAAGGCAATGATGGAACGATTTGCAAGCATCGTGACCGTACCGCAGAGCCGCTTTTATACAGCAATTGATACACTGGACGGCAAATCCGCCAGCGAAAAGGCAGGCGGATTTAAAAAGGCAACCGGTGCAAGCGATATAAACTTTATGATTGTTGACAAGGCGGCAGTCTTGCAGGTGCAGAAGCACGTTGTATCTAAAATCATTGCTCCGGAAGTCAACCAGTCTATGGATGCATGGGCGTTTTATTACCGGACATATGGCTTGACCGATGTGCTGGAAAATCACGCAAAGGGCATTTATTGTTCCTATAAGACCGCCTGAGGGAGTGGATGAAATGAAGACCATTGGCATGAAACCACAGAAAAAGCAAAAACCAAAGCCGGTTAAAAAACCGGAAACGGAGCGAGAAAAGGCATGATTTATGCAGATTATCCGTATTATCAAGATTTTTACTGTGGTACATCCATCACGGATGCGGCAGCATTTCGCACGGCTGCCGCCCGTGCATCGGAGTACCTGGACAGTATCACATTTGGACGACTGCAAAACGGTATCCCAGACGCATACATCGAGCAAGTGAAGAATTGCTGTTGTGCTTTATCTGAGGCGTGGACGTTATTTCTGGATGCGAAAAATGGAATGCTTGCAGGCGGCAAGGGTGCAAAAACTGCCGAAACCATCGGGAAATATAGCGTCAGCTACAGTACACCAGCAGACGTTGCAGCTGCTCTTTTGGGTGGCAACACGGCAGGCTTGCAAAGTTATCTATACCGCATTTGCGTGCAGTATCTGGGGCGTACAGGGCTACTATACAGGGGGTGCAACGAGGATTGTATGTAAATAAAATTGGCTGTACCGCCTACGAGCGGACGGCTGGAGCAAACCGCATGGAAACCTACATCCGGCATTTCATCCCGTCTGTTTACTGGGAGGATGCAGCCGGTCAAGCACAGTCTAGCACGGCGATGCAGCAGCAAAACACAGTATTTTGTGTTATCCCTGCAACATCTCTATCTGACTATCTGCCAAAACGGGACGATTTGCTTGTCTGTGGTCGCTGTGAGGATGTAACACCGCCCGAAACTGCAAAAAGAGTGATGGCGGTGGAAGATTACCGCTACGGCTCTGCGGACGTGCAGCACATCGAGGTGACTGCAGGATGAGTTTGACGTTTAAAATCACTATGCCGCAGACGCAGCAGCTACAAAAGCGGCTGCAACCTGTGCAAAAGTACGTTGACAGCGAGATTCTGCGGAAATGTGACCCGTATATCCCATTTAAAACGGGCATGCTGCGTGATTCTGGCGTTTTGGGGACAAAGATTGGCAGCGGTCGCATCCGATGGCTTGCACCGTACGCACGCAAACAGTACTACAAAGGGTTGTCGTCCGGCAAGCGTGGCAGATACTGGGTAAAACGGGCAATGACCGCCCACGGACAGAGCATCATGAGAGGGGCACAAAAAAAGCTAAATGGTGGAGGTGGATAATTTGTCAATCATTGAGGCGGTACGCAATTACATTGCATCCTGTCCGCTGTTAAAAGACGGCAGGATTTTAGGCGTTGACCGCGTTGGAGCGGATGCAATCGAATACAGCATTGACGTGCTCCCCAGCGAACCGGTGCTAAAAAAATACGTGGACGGGTCTAAAATTAAGCAGTTTCAGTTTGCTTTTAGCAGCCGGGAGGCGTACGGTAGAGATGTAGTGCAGAGTGTCCAAAACTCCGCATTTTACGAGGATTTTGCAGACTGGGTTGGACGCAATGACGATGCAGGGATTTATCCGGATTTAGGCGATTTACGCCCTGTCCGGTCTATTGAGTTGACATCGGGCGGCTATGCAATCGATGTCACGGAAACAACCGCACGCTATCAAATTGAGATGCGGTTGACATATTTGGAATCATGGAGGTATCTAAAAAATGGGTAAAGGTATTGATAGCTTAAAGCTTAAGAAGCGTTCCGAAAAGCTGAGTTTTATGGAGGTAAAGCCAACAACCGAGAGCGGAGAATCTACGTTTGTTCGGCTGGAAGGCTTTACGACACAGGCATTTAACGCGAATGCAACTGAATACGGTCGCCAGTATGTAGACGAAGACACGGAAAGAACCGATGTCACAGGCTATGCAGAAAGCATTAACTATAATTTTGACCAGTATGTAGGTCAAAAAGCACTGGAAGAAATTGTAAAAATTTCCGAAAACGAACTTACTGGAACAGATGCAGTTAGAAGAATCGTTACTGTAGATATGACGACAGTCAAAGGTGAAGCAGGGAAAACGTCGTTTGCAGGCACTGCAACTGTGCGAAGCTATGCAATCGTGCCGTCCAGCAACGGTGACACAACCGACTGCATGACTTATTCTGGCGATTTTAAAGCAAGAGGGGCAAAATCGGGTTGTACTGTAACTCTGGATGACGATTTTCAAACACTTACCATTTCAATTGGTGGCAATCCAATTGGTGGCAAGTAAAAAAGGAGCGTAACCAATGCAAGACATGTATACAGTAGCTATAAACGGGGTTGCTTTACACGTGGATGCAGAGGATGCAGCATTTATGCAGCGGTATGCCGCCGCTGCTGCTGCTATCCCCAGTCAGCCAATCAAAGACGATGCGGATGGTATCCGGCAGTATTGCAAAGCGTTTCGGGTATTTTTTGATGTGCTTTTTGGTGATGGAACAGCAGATGCCGTTTTTGCAGATGTCCCCGACAATCGCCGGGAGTACGAAAAAACATTTATGCAGTTACTAAAAGCGATGTTTGAGCAGCGAGTTGCTGCAAAATTAAGACTGGTTGAGGCGGTGCAGCGGTATGCCCCAGGAGATATGGTATAACATCTTAACGGACGCTCTGCCAGACAGCATAGAGGTTGACGGCAAAAAATATCCTATTTTCACAAATTTTAAGGATTGGATAGCGTTTTTTTTGTTACACGAGGACAAAAATTTGACAGATGTTGAAAAAATCCATGTATCTATGAACTGGTATATAGAAACGCCGGATAATATGATTGCAGCTTATCAGGCGTTGCAGGAGTTTGCAGCGTGTCAATCACTGCCAAAGCCAAAGGGTAAAAACGCAGGTGCAACCGCACCTGTTTTTTCGTATCTGCACGATAGTCCATACATATTTGCGGACTTTTTGCGGTTTTATCAAATCAATTTGCAGACTACACAGCTGCATTGGTTTGCATTTAATGCACTGTTTGAGGGAATGCCGGAGGACAGCAGCACAAAGCAGCGGATTGCATACCGGAGTGTCAATCTGGGGGCAATCAAAGACAAAAAAGAACGGGCAAGACTTGCAAAAATCCAACGGGCAGTTGCAATTCCGCGACCGCCAATGACGGCGGCGGAAGTTGGAAATTTATTTGGATAAAAGGAGGTGGAGCAAATGGCAAATGACGGCTCAATTGCGTTTGATTCGCGGATAAACACCGATAATTTAGATAAAGATTTATCAAAAATGGAGGAGGCAATCTCAGACGCTGCGACCGCATCCGAGAAAAAAGCAGAAGCAGCCTTTGAAAACATGGAAAAGCAGGCGAAACGCCTGGCAAAATCCTATGAAGATGCTGGGATGGATGCATCTGAGGCAATGCAAAAGGCATGGAAAGACGTGCAAGCAAACGCAGACGCTTTTGGCACAAACGCCAGCGAAAACTTTAGAAACGTAGGAGCAGCCGCAGAGAATGCAGGGACATCCGTTGAAAACCTGTCCGGAAAGCTGCAAAATGCCCTTGCTGCCGCTGGTCTGGCATACGGAGCGAAAGAAATCACAGAAGTGGGCGTTTCCTATGAAAAAGCCATGAATCAGGTGGCAATCTCTACAGGTACGGCAGGGAAGGAACTGGAGAACCTGCAGGGAATTGCGTCCAACGTGTATGCGGACAATTTTGGAGAATCCATGGAAGATGCAGCCGCCAGCGTGGCAGAGGTGTACAAGCGGACTGGATTGGTTGGCGAGGAACTGCAAAAGGCAACCGAAGACGCATACACCTTGCAAAATGCATTTGGATATGAGGTCAACGACTCCCTGCAGGCTGCCACGCAGCTGATGAGCACGTTTGGTATTACTGCAGATGAGGCTTACACGTTGATTGCACAGGGGGCACAAAAGGGGCTTGACCAAAACGGCGACATGCTGGACACGTTAAACGAGTATTCCGTGCAGTTTGCCAATCTGGGCTACTCTGCAGAGGATATGTTTAATATGCTGGCAAATGGCGTGCAAAACGGTACATGGTCAGTGGATAAGCTAGGCGACGCAGTCAAAGAAATGAACATCCGCTTAAATGACGGCACGGCAGACGAGGCATTACAGGCTTTAGGATTAGGCTTTTCGGATTCCGCAACCAACGCAGCAGCCCTCAAGCAAGCCGCCCTGGACGTATCCAAAGCGGATGTTGAACTGCAAAAAGCACAGCAAAACGTCAACGATACCCTTGCAAAAAACGGAAGTGCAAGCACGGAATACCAGGAAGCCTTGAACAGAGCAGAACAGGCACAAATCAACCTCGAAAAGGCACAGGCAGCGTATAACAAAACATCCAGTGAAACGACCTACAATCTGGATGAAATCAAGGGAAAACTCGCTGCTGGCGGCTCTGATGCACAGGAAGCAATCCAGGAAATCATGATGGCATTGTCACAGGTGGAAAACGAGCAAGACCGCTATGTGCTGGGACAGACATTGATGGGCACGCAGTGGGAAGATATCGGCGAAAGTGCTGTGCAAGCCCTGATGAACACGCAGGGCGAAATCTCCACCACATCGGATGCAATGGACGACCTAGCAGATAATCAATTTAACGATTTTGACAGCCAATTTCAGAAATTAAAACGCCAAATTGAGACAGAGGTTGTTGTCCCAATCACGCAAAAGTACATGCCAAAAATCGAAAAGGCAATTGATTACGTGTCGAAACATCTGGACGAAATCGTAGAGCATGCAAAGCCGATTGCAGCAGCGATTGCGGCAGCGTTTGCGGTGAAAAAAATCACGGATTTTGGTAGCTCTGCGGTTACGACTGCAAAGACAATCAAAGCAGCGTTTAAGGTGTTAAACGCATCCAATCCGCTTGGATGGATTGCAATCGGCGTGAGTGCCCTTGTAGGGCTGGAGGCTGCACTGCGTAGCATGTCCAGCAAACATCAGGCATACTTGCAAGGCATTACAGACAAAGCCGCCGAAATTCCTGCAGAGCTGCAAAAATCTATTGATGCAACCAACGAGTTTGCCGACTCTTGGGACAACATCAAAAAGAGCATGGACAGCAATTTTACAACGGAGTCATTTGACTATGAGAGCGTTGTAAAACTCAAAGACTCCTTAGGTGAGCTAATCAATGCAGACGGTACAATCAAAGCTGGAGCAGAGCAAAAAGTATCTGACATCATCGACCAGCTTAACCAGTACGCAGATACAGGGTTGACAGTGTCTGACGGAGTTATCCAAAAAAACGGCGAGGTTGTAGCATCTTATGACCAAATCTCAGATAGCATCGATAAGGTCATAGAAAAGCAGCATGCACAAAATTTGTTGAGTGTTGCAGAGCAAGGTTATCAAGAGGCATTAGGCAGCCAGCAACAGCTTTTAGATAACGAGACGGAGTATGCAAAAAGCCTCGAAGAAACCAGCAGACAAGCCGAAAATGTGCAAAAAGAGTTGGATGAGATTTATAAAAACCACTCGCTTGGTACAGATAAAAACGGCGATATTGTTGTTGATGCAAGCGTTGCCAAAAGAGTCGAGGAATTGAAATCGCAGCTTGATGGATACAACCAAAAAATCGACGAAACCACCGAAGCACGGGCAAAAAACAACGCCGAATTGGAAACATCTCTTGCATATATCTCCCGATATAAAGGAATGCAGGAAGATTTGCTAAACGGAGATTTTGACAAGGTTGGCGAGGAATTTGCAAAGTTATCATCCGATTTTGTCACTGCATCCACAGGGACAAGAGAAGAATTGAAACAACAGGTATCTGACTTTCAAAGCCAATACGAAACGCTGCTGGAAACGCAGAAAAAAAGTCCGGAATTGGTATCAGACGAGCAACTACAAAACGCACTATATTTATGGAATCAAGCAATCGTGGAGGCGGAAGCGTCCACAGGCGAGCACGCCACAAAAATCGGAACAAACTTTGTTGATACCATTGCAGCCGCTGGGATGAGCCATGACGACCAAATCACTGCTTTAAACACTTATATTCAAAACCGTCTAAACGACGGCGAAAGCCTTAAAAAGATTGCCGACTCCTTAGGCGTAAACTTTACGTCCGACATGGCAGCTGGAGCGGAAAAAGGCGGGTCTGCCCTCGAAGAGGCAGAAAAATCAATTATCAACAGTGCGATGGCAAACGTCCAAAATGACATGTATAGTACTTGCAGTGATACAGGTTATTATTTAGGATTGGGCATTGCAGATGGTATTGACGCAGCAGCAATAGCAATTGCAACGTCCGCTATCAATGGCGTTACTGCTGCAATTGATGCAGCAAAAGCAGCCGGTGCGATTTATTCTCCGTCACACATTATGCGTGACGAGGTCGGTTATATGTTAGGCTTAGGCACAGCAGCGGGCTTGCAAAAGAGTACGCCAGCTGTGCAAGACGCATCTAAAAACAGCGTTACAGCTGCCGTTAATGCAGCAACTGACGTTTTGCCGAATGTTGGCATTACCGCTGAGATTGCACAGGCTCTTGTGCCACAAACTCTGGGCATTATGTCAAATCAGGGCAGCTCTGCGGTATCTGCATATAATCCAGCATATCAGCAGATACAAACGGCAGATATGCAGCAGCAGACAGCTCCAACGCAAAACAATCAGGGCGTCCGTGATATTATTATCCCCGTTAGTATTGGCGATGAAACGCTTGAAACGGTCGTTGTAAACGCCATTACAAGAGCCAATGCAAGCAGTGGGGGGTGGAGCGTGTGATAAAAATTGATACCATGACAGATGAGGGTATTATTAGTGTTGACCACTGTTATTTGCGAGTTGTAACAGATGGCGATAGCTGGGCAACGCCACCAAACCTGCAGCAAGCAACCATTGAACGAGTTGGAACGCAAATTGCCTTGAAAAAAGGCTCTGACGACATCCTCGTATTTACCGACAACGCACAAATCAAGCTGGATGGTGATGGACTGCCCGCAAATCGTGACGGATATGCAATTTTAGCCGGCTGTACTGCAGTTTACACCTTGATTGAAGATGAAACCGATTCCAATTATGGTTCGTTTCAAAACGGCGACAGCATCGTAATGAAAAGCAGCCACAAAGGATACTGCGTAGAGCAAAGCACTCGCAAAGAGTTCCGATGGTTTGCAGAGGGAGATGACGGCAAAAAAATCCGTGTATGGACAACGGTATATCAAAACTATTTGATTCGCAATGTCCTGCAAATGGATGTAACCTACAGTGAGGATGTCAACACCTATCAAAACGAGAGCGGCAAAACGATTTCTTACCCCGTCAGACTGGGAAAACGGAAAATAGAGTATAAAGTTGAGGCGGATTTGCAGGGGTTGGACATTCTGACAGAGATTTTTCAGCAGCCGGAAATCCTGTTGTTTTACAAGTCTGCATCAGATAGTCAAGAGCAATGCGGATATTTCCGCAAAACGTCCGATTTACAGATTACAACTGTCAGCCGCAACCCAAAATTTGACAATAACCCGTTTTTGTACCAGATGCAAAGTGAGAGTTCGGTTAGCTATTTTTATCCGCTGGATGACGGATTACAGCCGCATACTGGAGCATATGAGTTTTCGGTGAGTTTGGAGGAGGTGTAAACCATGGTGATTTACGAGCATGTAAAGGGCATTCTCTCCGTTCCCTGTTATCTGGATGACGGCGATTATGCCGGATATACAACGGACATTGCTTTTACCGATTCTGATATTATCCGGAATAGCTGTTCCATCAAATCCTCTGCCTGTGACAGCAGCACCTTTTCCCTTGGCAGCGTCCGCCCGGCGGAACTGTCCATTCAGCTGCACTTAGAGCAAGACGGCATCAATGCATATAACTTGTATGGTGCAAAAATCATTCTGTACAGCTGCTATCAAAAAGAGCCTAAGCCGTCAGATTGGATTTTCCGTGGAATGTTCTGGGTGACATCTGTATCCCGTAAAAAAACGCTGTACACGCTTCGGGCATCGGATGCCTTGGTATGGCTAAATAACAATTCCATTTCGTCCGGTTCTGGAAAAGTTGATGACGATGAAAGCGAAGTATCCAAAAAGCTGCGGGATAAGCTGGAAGGTTATGAGGGAGAAAGCGGTGGTGGCGGCGTTTATCCTTTACATGATATTGTAACGGATATTGTCACATGGACGAATGACATTCTGCAAAATATGATTGCGGAGAAACCGCTCGCTTATGAACCGATCGATTCCATTCCAAACAATAACCCCCAACTCGGAAATTCCTACAGCGGTTATACACTGATGCGAAAATCAGAAGAAGGAGAATCCAGAAATACCCGATACAGTGCTATTGATTATATCTCTGCCCTTGCAAAGCCGGCTTGTTCCTTTGTTTGTATGCGAAATGACCAGTATCAGAACAATGATTCACAAGTGCCTTTTTCTCTTGTCCCATTTGGCTTTTTTAAAGACAAAATCCGTGTCCCGTTTTCTGCCATTGCAAGAGATAGCTGTGATGTGGCATCGTATAACATCTATATTCAAAAGGTCTATTTTAAGACCTATGATGATACTGGATGGACAAATGCGAGGAAATACAAACCAATGCTGGGAAATGTAGAAATCGACCTGTCCAGCAATTGCTTTTTTGATGGAAGAAGAATGGAAACGGTTTTGAATTATCAAGAAGACTTTCCGGACGCAAACGACAAAAACGAATATCCGATTGTGGAAGCAGCAGCAAATTATCTGTTTCACAATGTGCTGCTGAAACCGTTTCAGCTAAAATGCTATCTGAAATTTGATGACATGGGACACTTCCCTAAGTTGGGGCAGCGAATTGAAATCGAATATCAGCCTGGGAAATGGGCAGAAAGTACCATTACAAACATGACCTGGAAGTTCCGTGGCGGATGGGAGTTTTCCTGCACCGGGAAAGACACCAGAGTGCTGGCACAGGCCGCAAAGCGGTCGTTGGCATTCAACTCCGAAAATGCATCCAAACGCCATGCGGACATTGTGGCAGCAAGTGCTAAAAAAATTGCTTTAGCGAAAGCAGACGAAGCTTGGAATTATGCTGACAAGAATGTATCAGATATACAAAATTTAGAAGATAACAAAGTTGAAAACGAAGAATTTAAAAACGCAATCAATGCCCTCTGGGATGCTATCAATAACTTGTAAGGGAGATGATACCATGCTAACAGCAAATCAAAAATACATCGACACGGCAAACATCAAGCATCTGCTCATTGCCGGCGAAAAAAACGCCGATAAAATCCAGATTGCCGTTGACCGATACTACCATCAGACTGATTTATCTGATTGCCTGTTTACGCTGCGAGCTGTCAACAGCGGCGGTGGTCTCGTTATGCAGAACCTGGAAAAAGAAGTCACGGAAAGCCAGATTATCTTAACATGGACGATTACAGAGGACTTTACAGCGGTGTCCGGTGAGTTGCTGCCAGAAATTGTCGGTCAAAAGGATGACACTGTCGTTATCAAGTACGAAATGACCCCAATGATCGTTCGTGGCTCTATCTTGGAGCAGTACCACGGCGGTATTGATGCAATTGACAAAGCCCTGCGTGAGATGCAGTCCATTCTTGCACAGGCGGAGCAGCTGATCGCAAAAGCTCCGATTATCCAGAACGGCACGTGGTGGTTGTACGACGCTGCAACGGGTGCTTATCAGGATTCCGAGCAGCCTGCAAAGGGAGATAAAGGCGACAAGGGAGAAACTGGGGAAAAAGGTGACCCTGGAAAGCAAGGAAAGCCTGGAGCAAAAGGTGAAAAAGGTGACCAGGGCGAGCCTGGAGCACCCGGTGAAAAGGGAGAACGTGGCGAAAAAGGTGAAAAAGGCGACGCTGGAACACCTGGCAAAGACGGCGTAAACGGTAAGGATGGAGCAAACGGAATCAATGGAAAAGACGGCATGAACGGCTATTCCCCGATTGCTACAGTTACCGAAACGGACGCTGGAGCAACCATTACAATCACCGACAAAAACGGCACAACCACAGCGACCGTCAAAAACGGCACAAACGCAGAGGCTACACTGTGGGGCGATTATACACCCGGATGGGACGGCAGTGCACATGCAATGTATTGCACCGCAAAACTGGTAACTGTATATGGCAAGCAAACATGGCAGGTATTGCCGTCCATCAGCACGGTATCTCACAACGCTCTGAATATTGTGCCGGACGGGTTGTTTGTGCCAGATTTGTCACCGGATGTGGATACACTGAAAGCCTCTGCACACACGCACGATAACAAGAGCGTACTTGACGATATTGACGCTACAAAGTGGAACGTAATCAAAAACACACATCATTCTCATAACAACATGGCAGTTTTAAACAGCCTTTCGCCAGCCGACTTGCAGCACATTCAATCTTTACAAAATGTCATTGGTGAGTTGACTGTGCTACATTCCAACTTTGATGATACTTGCAGTACTAAAGCAGTTTACGTTAATGCTACTGCTGGATCAGACGCACAAGACGGCAGCACCACAGCAAAAGCCCTGCAAACACTCGGAATGGCTTTACGGTTTACACAATACGCAAAAAAAGCCATAATCTATTTGGCGGCTGGAACTTATCTTATTCCAAACAAAACATTAACCCTGCTTGGTCGAGATGTTCGGATTTATGGCAATGCCGCAGCGACAACAACCATTCAAGGGAATTTTGTCTGTGAAAATGGATTTTTGCATCTGTCCAAAGTCACCATTGACAACACCGACAGCGATACTGCAAACACATCCACAACCGCAATCCTTGCACAGTATAATGGAACGGTTCGGATTTCTGATTGTGTGGTGAATGCCAACTCTAAAAATGCAGTTGGTGTCTCTGATATATCGAACATTTGCTGTTCTGGTACGGAATTTAAAGGCAATGCACAGTATGCTGTTTATGTAACCGGACAAGGTGACGCAAAAATTTACAGCTGTACCAATAGTACTACAAAAGGCATTTATTCTGGTGCAAATAGTATGGTTCGGATTACACAGAGTAACGAAAGTAATTTCCCTTACACGAATGCAAATAATGGCATGGTATTTGTAAATGGGCGGCAGGTCTTGCCACTGTCAGGCAGTATCCAATTCCGACATGGAAAAGGAACATTTACTGCAACCGCAACTGGTACAAATGTTGTGTGGCAGTACGGCGGGCAGAAAGCACAAGGGAGCAACTGCACGTTTGATGTAAAATCAGATAACGGGCTGATTTGCATGGATTTTGACAGTATTACAGCCTTATCAATCATAAACGATACTACAAACAAGATGGATTTGTCTGATTTAGGCGGTAAAATTACAAGCACGCTGCGTTTGGGCGGCTGCACAAACATTACAGGAGATTTATCCGATTTAGGTGGTAAGATTGCAAGCGTGCTCAACTTAAACGGCTGTTCAAGCATTACAGGCGTTTACTCTGGGACAAAATATCCAAAAACAGTTTCTGTGTCAAAAACGGCTGTCACGTCAGCCGATATGGACGCAAATTTGATAAATTTTGCAGCAAGTGGCGTCAAATCAGGTACGTTTACAGCAACCGGAATGAAAAGAACGGCTGCATCCGATAATGCTGTTGCAACATTGGTTACAAACGGTTGGACAGTATCGGGTCTTACAAAGGAGGGATAAATATGTACATAAAATATGCGGATTATCAGCCTAGCATGAAACTTGGCGATGATGATAGCGTTTTGATGTCGTTGCAGGAGTTTTTAGGCGGCGGCAAAGATTTGGAAGATGTGCCGGTCACAATTACGCCAGATGGAGAGCCGCCGGTGGAAGAAACAGAAGAAGAGCCGGACGTCAGCATCGACGGTGATAGTGAAGAGGAGGCGGCTGAATGAAAGAATGGATTTGTGCAGCAGCCGGAACGGCCGGCGGTCTGATTGCGGGGCTGTTTGGCGGCTGGGATGCAGCAATCAGAGCCTTACTGGTTTTTATGGCGATTGATTACCTGATGGGGTTAGCTTGTGCAGGGATTTTCAAAAAGTCCCCGAAAACAGAATCAGGCGGCTTACAATCTAAAGTCGGCTGGAAAGGTTTGTGCCGTAAGGTTGCAACGCTTGCACTTGTTGTGGTTGCCGTGCAGGTGGACGCTGTCCTGCATACGTCATATGTAAGAGATGGCGTTTGTATCGCATTTATGGTAAATGAATTGATTTCAATGGTTGAAAACGTGGGTTTGATGGGTGTACAGTTCCCTGAACCACTCCGAAAAGCGATTGATTTGCTGCAAAAAAAGGACAAATAAAAAAACGCCTGGCAGCGGTTAAACTGCCAAGCGGTTTGTGCAAATATACAAAATTATTGGTTAATAATTGTAATATATGCCATCATGAGCAATATGTATTCCGGAACATCTGTTATTCCGGATTTCCAACGCTGCAAGGTGCTGTATGGTATTCCAAATCTATTAGACACTTTCCGGAGTGTTTCATAATGGTTTAAAAGCTCCGGAAATCCGTCTTTTGCAATGCTGTAGATGTTTTTTAGGACTTCCGCAACAGTGCCAGGTTCTAAGTCGTTCATCCATTCCTGCCAGCCTCGTTCCATGATGTACATATCAAGATTATTGTAGCTTTTAGCTTCACCGTAAAGGCGTATAAACATATCAAATTCAATTTTTTTCATCAATATTCTTCCTTTTTATAACAGATTATGCACACTTTACGGGGATTTCTCCCCGTTTCAGTGTGCCGATTTTTATTACAATGATTATTCGTTGCAACCGTACTTTCTTGCTTCGGTCTTGGAAATCAGTTCCCGTGTGCGAAAATCGTATTCCTCTGTATACAACCACTTTTCAGCGTCCTCGTAGGAATCAAACTTCTGCACTCTGTGTTCCCATTCGCCAAAGCTGTACTTGTAGCTATCGCCGTAGATAAATCCATTCTTTTCAAAGTAGTTTTTCGGGTTTTTCATATTGATTCTCACTTTCTCCCCGTCACGCCGATGGGTCAGCAGGTTTTTGTTTACGCTATTGTGTCAAGCGGTACAAAGTCGTACTCAAACAGGTCTGCAAACTCTGGGTCTGCTGCAATGTACTTTGCAAGTACTTCTTCGTTGGTTTCATCACCGTTCCAGTCGATTGTGTCCGATACGACAAAATCAAAATAGCTGCTTACGATGTCCCAGTTGTAGGTTGCTCCGTTGTAGTTCACTGTGTTAGCCATAATAAATACCCTCGTTCTTTCTGCCCTCTGTGGGGCGGTCTATGTTGTTTGGACTTTGTCTTGTCCTTAACTGTAATTATAGTATATACCATTTTGGTACATTTGTCAATGCTTTTTTATCATTTTAGTTGTTCTTTTACTCAATTTGTAGGAATGTACAATACGAATATACGCAATATGTGTATTTTAACCAATTTCAAACAAGAAAAGGAGTGTATCAACTATGTCAACGTATAAATTTGACGACAAAACCCAACTGTCAGCACATTTTAACGTGCAAGAGTTTAAATGCCAGTGCGGTAAATCGCACGATATTTTAATAGACAGCGGTCTAATAGACAAGTTAGAGCGGCTTTACACCGCCCTGAACTGTAGCAAAATCATTGTGACAAGCGGTTATCGCTGCCCAGAGCATGACAAGGCTGTAGGCGGTACAAGCAGCGGTCAGCACACAAAAGGCACTGCTGCGGATGTCTGCTGTTACGGGCAGGACGGGCAGCCGATCAGCAGCAAAACGGTATGCTGCAAGGCTCAGGATTTAGGCTTTGGCGGTATTGCCAACATTACAGCAGCCTATCAGTACACACATCTGGATGTGCGGACAGGATACCGCTGGTTGGGAGATGAAACAAAGGGAAACGGCACAGTTACAGAGGATTTTTACAAGTATTTTGGTTTGACATCTGCAAAAAATATCCTCTATGGGATTGATGTATCATACTGCCAGCAGAAAATTGATTGGGTAAAAGTAAAAGCGTCTGGAAAAGTTTCATTTGCTCTGATTCGTGCCGGATTCGGAAAGATCTTGAAGAATCAGGTTGATGATTATTTTGAAGAGAATTATGCTGGTTGTCAGAAAAGCGGCATCCCCTGCGGTGCGTTTTGGTATAGTTATGCCACGAGTGCAGCAGAGGCAAGGCAGGAAGCAAGTGTCTGCTTGCAAGTTCTACAGGGTAAGCAGTTTGCATATCCAATTTATTTAGATTTGGAAGAAAAGAAGCAATTTGCTCTTGGAAAACAGGTTTGTAGCGAAATGGTTGAAGCGTTTTGCAGCACATTGGAGCAGGCTGGCTATTATGCCGGTTTGTATTGCTCTACCTTTTACCTTGAAAATTATGTCACTGAATCGGTGCGAAATCGGTATACAGTTTGGTGTGCGGATTATAGCAGCGAATGCGGTTATTCCGGCAATTATGGCATCTGGCAAAAGGGATGCGGAACGATCAGCGGTATTAACGGGGACGTTGATTTAGATGAATGCTACATAGATTACCCTACAATCATCAAAAATGCTGGTCTGAACGGGTTCACAAAAGCAACGCAACCAACTGAACCAGAGCCAACGCCAACGCCTGAACCAGATAGCGAAGAATCCACGCTGCAACAAATTCTGAAACACGTGGCAAACATAGACGAAAAGCTATAATTTTTCATCGACAAAATTCGACAAGTGATTTTATTGACAAGTTGTAAAAAAACATGATATAATAAATTCATTCAATCCGGATGTACCGGATGAAAATTTTTTATTTTTTCCAACCTACTAATTGTGGAAAAAGCCGTTCCCTGAAACTGATCATCTCAGGAAGCGGCTTCTTTTTTTATTTTAAAAGCAATTTTTTTGTTTTTTGTGCACATCAATCAATCAATCATCTTGATTATAACTTGATTATAACTTGATTATCTACTTGATTACGGGGTGTAAAAAAGTCCGGATTTTCGGGGCGGTTTGATGTTTAGGGACGTATCCTTTTCCGTGAAGGGACGTATCCTTTTCCGTGAAGGGATGTATCCTTTTCCGTGAAGGGACATATTCTTTTCCATCAAAGGGCGTATTGCTATTGACAAAACCACGTCTTTATGTTAAAATAAGCATGAGGTGATAATCATGCCAAAAAGAACAACACTACCACAAATTTCTGGCAATTGCAATTTTTTAGTACAAAAGTCAAACCCCCTGCAATCACTATCCGAAACTAAAATGACGCTTGCAGAGTTTAAAATACTGGATGCGTACTTGTCAAAAATCAATAGTCACAACCTAGAGGAGCGGTGTGTGACGTTTGATAAGGGTGAGTTGGAGTCGCTGCTGGGCGTTACGCAAATAAAAAACAAGGATTTATCTGACCGGATTGACAACCTTTTTAAGGTTGTTACTATCCAAGACCCTGACAAACCAAACAAATTTACTAAAATAGCCCTTTTTTCGTGTGCTGAGTGTACGCAGGGGGACGATGGGCTTTGGACAATCAAACTTGCATGCTCGCCAGAGGCGATGGAGTACATCTTTAATATTGAGAGTATCGGCTATTTGAGATACCGTCTTAAAAATGTAGTCAATTTAACATCCAGATACAGTTACATCTTGTATTTGTATTTAGAGAGTAACCGCTTTCGAGGGGCGTGGACGATACCGCTTGGCGAACTAAAAAAAATGCTCTGCTGCACGGCGGACACATACAGTGAGTACAAGCGTTTTAGTACCATGGTATTAAAAAAGTGTCAAAAAGAGTTATCCCAAAAAACCGACATTGATTTTGATTATGTAGCCCTGCGGCGTGGTCGCAAAGTATCCGGCATACAATTTATACTCAAAACGCCCCAGAACGTCACTGGCAGCCCCATAGAGCCGCTTTATGAAGACCGAGATGGAATTGACTGGACAATCACTTATGGCTCAGAGAGGCTTGCTACGCTTGCCGAGGGGTGCAATTATGAGTTTAACAAAGCTGAGATGGAGCAAATCGCCCGTGTACTTGTCCGTATCGACATACCAAAAGACAAGCTAACAAAAAACGAGTTGTATGGTAAGCAATTTTATCTCCGTGAAAAATATGCTGCACTTAATGTTGCAGCGGAAAACAAACCTATAAAAAACAGATTTGCTTATTTTTTAAAAATGCTCGAACGCGATGCTTTCCAGCCTGCAGCATACAACCTATATTAAAAAATAGCCCCTCAGAGGTTTGAAATGCTCCCCTTTTGTTAGACAATGTGGTATAATAGAAATATACCAATAAAAAACTAACGAAAGGGGGCATTTTTATGCCAAAAGGACAGCCGAACAAAAGATACACACCGGAATTCAAAATCAAAGTAGTGGAAACAATGCATAGAGAAAAGTTAAGCTATCGTGAAACTGCACGTCAATTTGACATACGCGATCATGATAGAGTAGCAGCATGGGAACGAATCTATCTTGAAGAAGGAGCGGAGGGACTTTACATAGAACGCAGAGGAAGGAAATCCACAGGGCGACCTCCGAAAATTAAGAAAGAAGAAGATCTGATTGCAGAAGTACAGCGTCTTCGTGCGGAGAATGCATACTTAAAAAAATTGAATGCCTTGGTTGCCGAGCGGGTACGGCAAGAGAAAAAGCACAAGTGATATGGGAACTGAGGCATGAACATAAAATAGGACTGCTCATTGAGATTGCCGATATTCCCCGCAGTACCTATTACTATTACAGCAAGCAATTTGATCATCCAAAGCCAGATCGATATGCTGAAATCAAAACTGAAATACGCCGCATTTATGAGGAAAGCAAAGGGCGTTACGGATATCGGAGAATTACAAAAGAATTGAAGAAGAAGTTTGTGATCAATCACAAGACTGTACAGAAACTGATGCGTAAAATGGGCATATTTTGCCGTGTTCGTATGCACAAGTATCACTCATACAAGGGTAATGTCGGCAGAATCGCACCAAATCTTCTGAAACGGAATTTCAAAGCAGATCAGCCAAATCAGAAGTGGGTAACGGATGTTACTGAATTTGCTTTGTTTGGAATAAAGCTGTATCTGTCACCAATCATTGATCTATATAATGGCGAAGTGATTTCATACAATTTAAGCCGTCATCCGAATTTGAATCAGGTAACGGATATGCTTGAGAAAGCATTTTCAAAAATACCGGACAACACAAATCTGATTCTTCATTCAGACCAAGGCTGGCAGTATCAACACAAGCACTATCTGAAAATGCTGAAAGAGAAAGGCATCCGGCAGAGTATGTCCCGAAAGGGGAATTGTCTTGACAATGCCTGTGCCGAGAACTTCTTCGGCTTGCTGAAAACAGAGCTTCTCTATTTGCAGGAATTTCATTCTGTCGAGCATTTCATTGAAGAACTTCATGAATACATAGAATGGTACAACAACAAACGCATCAAACTTAAGCTGAATGGCCTATCTCCTGTAGAATTCAGACAGGAAGCTGCATAACAAAAGCGACCAAGATTCCTCTTAGTCGCTTTGCATAAATTTTCTTTTGAATCTTTGTCTAACTTTTTGGGGTCAGTTCAGTTTCGACCTCTGGGGGGCTTTTTACAAAAAAACTGCCTGCAAGAACGTTTTTTTTGTTCTCGCAGGCAGTTTTTGGTTGTTGTTTTACTTAGTTTTCTTCTTCTTCTTCTTCTTCTTCGTCTTTTAGCCCATCAAACATTTCCATGAGGCTTTTTAACGATTTGTCAATTTTGCGTTTTTTTTCCGCCGACAGTCGACCATACATTTCTGAAAATGATGGTTCTTCTTCGTCATCGCCGCTTACCTCGTCGTTCCGGTCAAGCAATGTATCCAGAGGCACATCAAAGTAGTTAGCAAGTTTAATCAGGCAGTTGATGCTTGGTTCCCGTTTGCCTTGCTCGTAGCTGACATAAGTTGTATACGGCAGCCCCAGCTTTTTTGCTGTTTCAATGGCGGTGTAACCGGTGTCACGTCTTAGTGATTTGAGAGCATTAAACCATGCCATAATATCACCTCCTCTCTGTATCCTATAATAACACAGTTTGCGTATAATGTCAATCGCTTTTACGCAATTTGTATAGATGCACAAAAAATAAGATACGTTTTGTATAATTTTACAAACAAAAAAAGAGCCGTAAGATTTTTTTACGGCTCCGTTTTTTGCTCCGGCGATTTTTTTAGTGCTGTCCGGACACACTCATTTTTTCAAGGCTTTTGTGAGCATTATGCTCCGCCTTTTGCCATAGCCATCTTCTCAATTTCGTTCTCAATCGTTCCAAGCGTCGTTGAGATGGACAATTTACTGCACTGCGTATCGTCTTCCGGCTGTGCGTTGTTTTGCCGCTGCTTTGCTGCGTCAGCAAGCTGGAGCAAGACATCCATCAGACAAGCACGGATATTTGGCGGCAAGCTCATATACTTATCAATGACATTCGTTTCTGATTCCTTGTTGAGATTCAGGTCTGCAAACGGGTCTGGGGCTGGCTCTCTACCGAGTAAGTAGTCCGTTGTTACACCGTAAAAGTCGGCGAGTTTGATTAACATATCCGCAGTTGGTATTCTTTTACCAGTTTCATAGTTTTGATAAGTACTAAAACTAATGCCAGATGCTTTGCAAAAATCCTGCATAGTTGTAAAGCCATTCGACTTTCTTAAAGCTTTCAAAACATCTTTTGTTTCCAATTTTATCACCTCTTTTCACCATTATTATATCATACGTTCGTGTGATTGTCAATAAAAGTAGCGTATACAATTCACACAAATGTGAATCTATTTTTTTGTGCAATCCTACAAAAGTAGAAAAATATATCACGAACATAAGAAAAACGCTTGACATAATATCACGAATGTGTTATACTAAAACCACAGTTGAGGAAAGCAGAAAACTTAAACGGGAAGTAAACCGCAGGAGAAAACTGAAAGCCGGGCTGAAATTAAAGCAGAAAGGTGGCGAGAATATGAAAATCGAAATCACAACTTGCAACGCAATCACCTGTGAAGAACTGAAAGACTTCATGAAGTTCTTAAACTTTGCTGAAAAAAGATACCCCAGCTTAGAGGTTTCCCTGAAAGCTGAGGTGCTTGAGAAAAGTGTGGACGATGTACTTAAGCCTAAAGAAGTTTAAAATGGAATAGGTGTGCATTGAACTTTGATGTAAAAGATTTTGCTGCTTGAAAAAGTCACATTCAAGCCTTTGCCGATAATGTGGTACAAATTATACCCCATTTCAAACCTGTGTGTGGCTAAAGCAGCACCTTCTACCTTTTTCAAGTTGTTTTCGGAAGTTCCATATTCCACGCATGAAATATTTTCAAGTGTAACTTCTCCAATGTCAGATGCCTTGAACGTGATGCTTATCGTTTCCATTTTTATCACCTCCCTTATTTATCTTTTATTGTACCACGATTTGTATATTTCGTCAATACAACATATAAAAACATTGAAAGGTGGTGACGACATGAAGAGAGATGGAACAGCCTATTATCCGGTGCTGGAATCTGAAATCATACTGCGGAAGATTTCAAAAAAGGATATTTACCAGCTTTTAGGCTTGCAGGCAAACACATTTACACTAAAATTAAATGGAAACCTGCGTTTTTCGCTGGATGAAGCAATCCGTATTCAAGAAACATTCTTTTCGGACGTTTCTGTAAACCAGTTATTCCGACATGACTAAAATTCTGCTGACCTATCGGCATGACGGGGGACGATGTGGCAGCATCGCAGTCATTGGCAATACCTCATTCTTTGCCTGATACTAACAACGCCCGTCGGGAGCGTATCCCGACCCACTGCCCGTAAGGGTAATAAATTATGAAAGGATGTTGTTTTATGGCAACAAAAAAGGAAATCGCAGAACGGCAGCAGTTTACGCAGGTGTATCAAAATTTTACGCCAAGCGAAAAAGCGGTGCTTGAAGCCACTATAAACCTAATTTTCGCTTTACTTGCAAGCCGTATGTCGGCGGATATCTTTTCCTTGTTTGCAAGCCGCCTATCGGCGGATGCGACAATAGAAAAAAGATAATCCGGACGGAGAGGAATGGTAAAGGATGTGGAAAGTAACCATTGAGTACGACGATGATAAGCATCATTGGTGTATCAACGGACTACAAAACGCAGACCCAGTGCAAGCGGCAGATATGTCGCTTGCGTTGTTTGTCGGAATGATGGGACTAATGGAAAACCGCGGAATGCTTGAAGAACGTGCGGATTCCATCGAAAAGGCTCAGGCACTTTTAGACATTGCAGGGAGGGGGACGGAATGACACCGGAAGAACGGAAACAGGAGAAACGGGAATACTCCAAAGCCTATTATTACTTGTGCAAAGACCATGACGTTTGTCCGTTTTGTGGCAAAAAAAGCACAAAAGGGCTGGGGGTGCTTTGCCCGGAATGTAAAGAGAGCAACAGGGAAAGCAAGCGGAAATGGTATGAAAGCCTATCACTTGAACGCAAAAAGCAAGAGATACAAAAAAATACCTTGCGTGAAAAAACCAAGCGTGATACATGGCGAGCGACTGGGTTTTGTACACATTGCGGCGGCATTCGTGAAAACGAAAGTTTTAGGATGTGCGAAAAATGCAGGGAGTATTTCCAAAAGGCAAGCGTAAAGAAACGTAAAAAGGGGGAGAAATCATGCAAGAAATGATTCTTGGTGGCATTGCTGCTGTTATCTGCTGGGTTGCCTGGCAGCGGCACAATCACCTACTGGACAAGCAAGCGGCGGATTCTGGCAGAGCATTGAAGCCCGTTCCGGTCGGGTTTGATTATCAGGCAGCACGGGAACAGACAGACCGCATGGAGAGCAATCTCCGACAGTACGAGCAGTGCAATCAGCTAATCAATGACAGCGTTGTTGCAATCAAGACGGGTGAGGGTATGCCCATTGAGATTACTCATTTTGACAACGGTGGGAAACGAGTACATACCACACTGACCGACATTCCGCCGGAGATTGTCAATGACTTTGCACATCGGCTGCTGGACGTTTGTGCAGAGCGATGCAGCAACACTCCCCCACCGCCGGAAATTTGATTTTTTCGGAATTGGCAAGGAAAAGCAGTAGGAAAAGCAGTAGGAAAAGCCAGCTTTTCCTCTCATTGGGGAAGGGGGTGAGAAAAATGGTCAAGCATTGTCTATTCTGCGGCATTGAGATTGCTGACACCAGCTATGATACGCAGGGACGGTTTAACGCCGTCAAATACTGCCCGGAATGTGCAGCGGAACAAAAGAAGCAAGCAAACAAGAGAAGCCGCCAAAAACGCAAAATGGAAAACGCTATCAAGGAAACAACAGAGGTACACGAACTAACCGAAACGGCGAAAGCGTGCCGGACGTTGCGACGGTTGGCGAACCGGGAGAGCGGATTGCTAAAGCAAAAGATTAACATCTTAAGCGTGGAGCTGATGCAAGAACGGGCAAAAAAAGACCCTCGCACCGGCGGCAACCAGTGACGAGGGAACAAAAACATAACCACAATATAATATAACACAAAAAAGGAGTGTTTGTCAATGAGTAAATTATACGAGATTTCCGGCGATTTTGCCGTACTGTTTGACCAGCTGGACGACCTGACGGAACAAGCAGAAGCTGCAGGGGCGTCCGCAGAGGACGCAGAAACAGCGTGGTTTGACACACTGGACGCTCTGGAAACGGAGTTTAACGACAAGGCCGAGAATGTTGCTTTGTACATCAAGGACTTACTTGCAAGAGCAGATGCAATGCGAACGGAAGAGCGGAAATTGTCTGACCGCCGGAAAGCGTGTGAACATCGAGCTGCACGCCTGAAAGACTATCTGCAGGATAGCATGACGCAAATGCGGCTGAAAAAAGTCGATGGTGTGCGTGCTTGCATCTCCATCCGCAACAATCCGCAATCACTACAGATTGCAGACGAGGCAACACTTGTAAAACAGTTGCAAGCATCTGACCATGACGACCTGTTGCGGTACAAGCTGCCAGAGCTGCAAAAGACCAAAATCAAGGCATATTTGCAGGACGGCGGTCAGCTGGATGGCTGCCAGCTGGTGCAGACGCAATCCTTGCAAATCCGATGAAAGGTGGTGATGACTATGGGTATCCCTGTTTTAATCATCGGAGAATCTGGAAGTGGCAAGTCTACCAGCCTCCGGAATTTTGAGCCGGGCGAGATTGGTATTTTTAATGTTGCCAGCAAGCCGCTCCCGTTTCGCAAAAAGCTGCCATGTGCCAATGCGGCAGATTATCCGCTGATTGTCCGGACACTGGCACAGCACAACAAGACAAAGTATGCGATTGATGACAGTCAGTATCTGCTTGCATTTGAGTTTTTTAACCATGCAAGCGAGAAAGGCTACGAAAAGTTTACAAACATGGCATTGAATTTTTACAGTCTCATCCGATTCATTCAGTTTAAAACGCCAGACAACTGCATTGTGTACTTTTTGCATCACACAGAAACCTCATATGACGCTGCCGGAAATCGGCGGCTGAAAGCAAAGACCATCGGGAAAATGCTAGATGAAAAGTTGACGGTCGAGGGGCTGTTTTCCATCGTTCTGCTGTGTCAGGCAGATGCAGCGGGGCGGCACTATTTCCAAACGCAAAGCAACGGCAACAGCACGGCAAAATCTCCTATGGAGCTGTTCCCGGAGGAGATTGACAACGACCTAAAAGCCGTGGACAAGGCTATCCGAGAGTACTATCAGCTGGAGTAAATTGGCTGTATGTATCATAACTAAATCAAATAAAAAATTATGGAGGTATTTATTATGGCAATATTAGCAGGTATCCAAGGTGCAAATGGTGTGCAGGAGTCTACATTTGGCAGCAAGTTTGGCAAGCTTCCGGCAGGCGGTTATGTCTGCAAAATCCTTAATGTTAAGGTGGACAAGACCAGTGGCGGCAGCTTATACATCAAGCTACAGATTGACGTGTCTGAGGGTGAGTATGCCGGACACTTCCAGCGGCGGTATTTGGACGATGCCGGCAGTCAATACGGGCAGAAATGGAAGGGCATCTACAAAATCTTTCTGCCGGTCATGACGGGCGACAATGAAAAGTATATGCAGAGCGTTGCAATCTATAAAGGTCAGGTCAACACCATCGCACGGGCAAACGGCAAACCAGAGCCAAATATTGAGGCAGGATATGACCCAGACATTTTTAAAGGTTGTACCGTGGGTGTGCTGTTCCGTGAGGCAGAGTATAACGGCAATCACTTTACCGAGGCTGCATTTCTCTGCGACCCCGCAAAGATTCGTACGGGTGATTTTGAGATTCCAGAGCCGAGAAAACCAAAGCAAACAGGAAATAACGTCTTTGCATCCGGTGGTATCTTTGCCGCAGCAGCACAGCAGCAGCAACCAGCAGCCGTTCCCAACATTGGCGACCTGAGCGACTTTGAGGAGATTCCGATGACGGGTGACGTACCGTTTTAATGAGGTGATAAGCGGATGGCAACCAAAAAATCATTCGTTCTGTTTACCGACCGCAAAAAAGAGATTGACATGTTATCCGATGCACAGTGTGGTGCCCTATTCAAGGCGATTCTCCGGTATGCAGATACCGGAGAACGTTTAGAATCTGACGACTTGGTGTTGCAGGTGCTGTTCAGCGTCTTTGCTTCGCAGATTGATAGTTGCAACGAGAAGTGGGAAGCAATCAAGAAAAAGCGGTCAGAAGCTGGCAAAAAAGGCATGAAAAGCAGATGGGGTAACCCAAAGCAAACGATAACAAATGATAACAATGTTATCGGTGTTATAACAAGTGATAACAAACCAAAACAAACGATAACAAAAATAACTGTTACTGATACTGCTACTGTTACTGGTACTGTAACAGTACCAGTACCAGTAACAAATAAGCCGCCGGACGGCACTGCCCCCGATGGGGCAGCACCACCGGCTATCTCAAAAGAGGGAGATGTTGTACCGTGGGATGAGGTCGATTTTGATTTAGTATAAGAGGGAGTGAGAACGATGCGGTATCAATTACAACAATCCGACCTGCTAGCCTTTGCCGAGCGGCAAGGCATAGAAACCAGAGTACACGGCAATGAGTTACAGTTTAAAGAGTGCCCCTACTGCCACTCCAGCCGTGGTGACCGCTGGTCGTTTAGTATCAACATGGAGTCCGGAGCATATCGCTGCCCACGGGCGTCCTGCGGCCGTCAGGGGCATTTTGTAGAGTTGGCAAGGGACTTTGACTTCCAGCTGCAAGCGGACGATACAGGAACGTTTAAGAGCCTTCCGCAGGTGCGGTTGATTACCAGTACACCAGCAGAGCAATACTTGTTTCGCAGAGGTATCAGGAAAGAGGTCACACGGGCTTATGGCATCACGACCACAAAAGACGATTCCAACCAGCTGATTTTTCCGTTTTACCGCCCGGTCACAGACACGAGCGGCAACCGCTACAACAAGTTGGAGTTTGTCAAGTATCGCCTGATAGACTACGACAAGACAAAGCACAAGTCAAAAGAGTGGTGCGAGAGCGGATGCAGACCGATTTTATTCGGGATGGATCACTGCGACCCGACCAAAAACAAAACGCTGGTTATCACAGAGGGGCAGATTGACAGCTTATCCCTTGCCAGTGCGGGGATTTCCAACGCTGTCAGCGTGCCGACTGGGGCAAGAGGGTTTACTTGGGTTGAGCACTGCAGGGACTTTGTGGAGCAGTTTGACACCATCGTGGTATTTGGTGACCACGAGCGGGGCAGCATAACGCTTGTAAAAGAGATTCGGGAGTTATTTCCAAAGTGCAAGGTGCGTTCCGTCCGTCCGGGAGATTATCTGCTGGAAAAAGACGCAAACGACATCCTGCAGGCTTACGGCGAGCAAGCATTACACCGTGCGGTGGAGCAAGCAGAGGTGTTCCAGCCGCCGACCATCAAGGACATGGCAAACGTGCAAGGCGTTGCTCTCAACGACGTACCACACTTTAAAACCATGCTGCCAAAGCTTGACCAGACCATTGGCGGATTTTACGAGGGGCAGCTGATTGCCCTGACTGGCAAATGCGGCACGGGAAAGAGCACACTTGCCAGTATGTTTGCAGTCGCTGCCCTCTGGCAGGACTGGAACGTGCTGGTTTATTCTGGCGAGTTGGCAGATTACGAGGTCAAACGCTGGATGGATTTTCAAATTGCCGGCGAAAAGGCAATCAAAGAACGTGTTTATACCGATTCTGCCGGGTTTTACCTCGACACGGAACAGGAGCAACAGCTTGTGGACTGGTATCGCCACCGCCTGTTTATCGTGGACAACCTTGCATTGGCGGAAAAAGGCAGCATGGACATCATTCCGGAAATCGAAGCGGCTGCCAGAGCGTATGACGTGCGGTTTGTGCTGGTGGATAACCTCATGACGGCAATTGCCGAGGGGACGGACATGTACATAGAGCAGAGCAAATTTGTAAAAAAACTGAAACTGCTGGCAAGCAAGCTGCAAATTGTCATTTTACTGGTTGTCCACCCCAAAAAAACCAAATCTAAGGAGTTAGACGTTGACGAGATATCTGGCTCTGGCAACATCGGCAACCTGTCAGATACCGTTATCATGTTGGATAGAGATACCACCACCAAAGACGACGGCGAAAAAATTACACGGACGCTGCTTGCGGTGAAAAAAAACCGTGCAACGGGTATTTTATTGCAAGAGGACGACCGCATCCAGCTGCGACATAGCCGTAAATCCAAGCGATTGTATCAGGTTGGAGATAAAGGTATTTGTCAATTCCCGTTTAATCTGGATACGGCTAAAAAAGAGGTTACAAAATTACCGTTTTAAGGAGGCGATTGCGTGACACTGGAGGATTTAGATAAGATGGCGTACGAGTTGCAGCCGCTGCCAGAGGGGTTGCAACTGCCGGAAACTTATTACTTTTTGACGATGCGGACGCTATACGCCTTGTATGCGTTTCGGAAATTGTCTGCAGAGCAAGCAAAACAGGAAAAAAAGCAGGTTTTGCGGCAGTATTGGGACTTTGAGTTGCTTCAAAAAATCGGAATGCAGGAGCGGCAGATGCTGGATAGCATCCGCAAAAGTGGAGCATATTACAGCAAAAACGGCTGTCCGACCTGCAAACAGCTTGCAAATCAGCTGAGTGGGCTGGCAATCAGAGAGGAGGAGCACCAATGGGAGAGTTGCGACCCTATCAAATCGACCTTGTCAACCGATTGAGCCAATCATGGCGAGCCGGACACAAAGCCCCGTGCATCGTGCTGCCGTGTGGCGGTGGTAAATCGGTGATTGTGGCAGAGATTGCGAAACGTACCACGGAAAATGGCGGAAATGTGCTGTTTTTGGTGCATCGAAAAGAGTTGTGCGACCAAATCCGCAACACCTTTCGGTGGTGGGGCGTGGAGATGGATTTGTGTAACGTCATGATGGTGCAGACAGCGTCCAGACGGTTACAGAAGCTCACCTATCCGACGCTGATTATTACGGACGAAAACCACCACAGTAAGGCGGCAACCTATCGCAAAATATATGACGCATTTCCGGCAGCGTATCGGGTGGGCGTGACGGCAACGCCAATCCGGCTGGATGGGTCTGGCTTGCGAGATGTCAACGATGATTTGATTGTCGGCGTGACAGCAAAATGGCTGATTCAAAACAATTGTCTTGCACCGTATGACTACTATGCACCAAAAATACTGGATACGGCGGACTTGCACACAAAGCGTGGCGAGTACGACATGGCAGAGGCGGAACAGATGATGATGTCCAACAAATATATTTTTGGGGACGTCATCGCACACTATCAGACCTATGCAAAAGGGAAAAAAGCCGTCTGCTATTGCGTATCCATCCGATATTCACAGATGATGGCAAAGATGTTTTGTGACGCTGGTATCCCTGCACAGCACCTGGATGCAAAAACGCCAAAGCGAGAGCGAGATGCAATCATCGCAGACTTTCGGAGCGGCAAAATCCAGATTCTTTGCAACGTTGATTTGATTTCGGAGGGGTTTGATGTTCCGGATTGTGGTTGTGCAATCCTACTCCGCCCGACACAATCTTTAACGCTCTACATCCAGCAGTCAATGCGATGCATGCGGTATCAGCCGGACAAACGAGCAGTGATTCTCGATCATGTCGGCAATGTCAAACGGTTTGGTATGCCCGATGCAGATAGAGAGTGGTCACTGGATGGACGCAAAAAAGACGACAAAGGATTTCAGATTGAGACATGTGCGTACTGTTATTATAGCTTTCCCAAACGTGACAAAAACGGCAAGCTGGTCAAAAACTGCCCGAATTGTGGCGAGCCACTCCGGGCGGAAGAAGAGCGACCGCCAGCAGAGCCAACGGAGCAAGAAGTACATACGGAAATCAAGCTGGAAAAAGTCACAGATGTGCCAGTTATCCCGGCAATGCCGTCGCAGTGCAAGACGTTTGCAGACCTTGCAACATACGGCAAGGCAAAGGGATACAAGCCAGGATGGGCGTATTATATGGCAAAACGGATGGGCTTGCCAGTTGGGAGGATAAAGCATGACGCAGGAGCATAACATCCAAAATCAGATTCGGGCAGCGGTGTCGGAGTATTGCGTGATTTTTCGTGTCAACGTGTGCAGTGGTCGCACGTTGGACGGACGATGGATTACGTCAGGTGTTCCGGCAGGTTTTTCCGATCTGTTTGGTGTCCGGAAATCAGACGGCAAAGCAGTCTTTATTGAGGTAAAAACGCCAAAAGGCAGGATATCCAAAGCACAGCTGCATTTTATAGAGATGATGCAAAAAAGCGGTGCAATCGCTGGAATTTGCAGGAGTGCGGAGGATGCAATGCGGTTGGTGACAGAAGGGGAGCGGGAAAATGAAGCACAATCTTAAAGAGCTTGACGAGGGGCAACTTCAGGCGATGTGGGACTTTTTAAAGCTACAACGCAAAAACACCTGCACCAAAGATGATGTCAAGATACTAAAAGAGCATCTAGACATCATCCGGCAAGCAATGGTACAGAAAACAGCTGGTCAGAGAGATACTGACC